AAAGTCGGAAATAGTTTTTATGATGATCCATTTTGGAAACAACTACCATGACGGATATAGATAAGATTGCTAGAAAAACCGCAGTCAATTTAGCGCACCTTATGAGCATGGTTGAATTTGATTACAATCGTGATGAGCCATGCTTAGTATGTAAAGAAAAATACAAACATCACATAGACGGACTAGCATGTGAAAGTGATGACCGCCCTAAACAGATAGTTAGATTTACAACATCAAGTACAAATAAAAAAATAAAGTTAAAACGTTGACAATCTAAAACGCACGTAGTATAAATTAATACATAGTGCAAGCTAACTATTACGGGTAACGATTTGAAATTTGAGAATACAATACATAATCGTCACTATAAAAAGTGTGTATCCAATTCTCAATAGTTAGCAAACACTATATCTTTTTGGAAGGAGATAGTATGAATTGTCAAACAGTATGGTGTTATAACTTTATCAATCCATTCATAGCTAGACATGGACGTGCTAAAAATGTATATGTTTGTAGCCCGCCATGTCAAAGACGTAGGCATAACTATAAAAAATATGCTAATCATACATACAAAAGAAAACAATTAGGAAATAGAACTTGTGAGATTAAAGATTGTGAAGGTATCGTATATTGGTATGAACAATACACAACAAAATTTTGTAATGATTGTAAGCACTTAACCCCTAGAGAACGTAAAAATAAAATTAAAAAGAAAAACATAGTTAAGCATGGAAGTACAATTAAATGCAAAATGTGTGAGAATGAGTTTACAGTCTATACTAATTGTCAATACTATTGCAGTAAGAAGTGTTTTTACATAGAGAAAATGGAGAAAAACAGAGTATATGCAGAAAAAACAAGAGCGGATAAAGGAAATTTATATTTTTATTTAACAGAGAATGATAAGTTTTACAAATTCGGTGTAACTTCTAACCACCTTATAAGATTACAAGCACACAAGTCGCAAGGAATACATGAAGTATTTACGGTACAAGATGAGTATTGGAAGGTACGAGATTTAGAAAGATTGATTAAAAGATTTACTAAAGAAAACAATTTAAGATTTACAGGAACATATAACTTTAAGAACGCAGGACGTACTGAAACTATATGTAAAAGTAAAATGGACAATCCAAAAGCAAAATGGATTGTTAAATTAATTAAAAGTAAAAGAGATAAAGTCGGACAATAAAAATGTTAGATCGTGGAAGGAGATAACAAAATGGTAAACATAGAGGAAGTAACTCTATTAATTAAAACTGATTTTGGATTTGCACTAGATGAAGTGTTACAAACTTTAAACAATGCAAAATTCGAGAGCGGTAATGCAAAGATACTTGACTTCGAGAGCAAAGAAGTAGTAACTATAAAGTACAAGCACAATCAATACAAAGTGGAAGGAGTTAAGTAATGCAACCTGAAATTAAATGTGTACAGGACGGAGACGAATTTGAATATAAATTAGTAATTGTAGGTACATACATTGGAGACAAAGACGAGATTATAAACAAAGAAAAAGTAATTGATTGTCACGAATTATATGAATGTGATTTTGAAATAGAGCTATTAGTATGAGTAAAGAATTTTGGGTATATGAAACAACTACTAAAGCATACACAGTCAAAGCGGATAACGAGGAACAAGCTATTGATGATATGGAAAATGAAAGAGATACCATAACAAAAGTAAGAGACGTTGACAGAGAAGTGTTCGCAGAGGAGAAAGAATAATGTATGAATTTGATGAGTGGTTAAGTGCTTGTCCTGTTCCTTATCATTTAGAGAAAGATAATGGTGATACTTTAAAATATAATTTTGAAGTATGGAAGTTAGACGAGGAAGAATAATGGCTATAACAAAAGAAAAACTGTACGAGAAATTAGATACAATACAAAAAGATTTTCTTATTGTTGAAGAAAATGGTAATGAAATAACCATTCAATTTAATGTAGGAGAAGGAGAATAATGAAAGATAATAGTCGTATTGTAAAAGTACATACAAAAGAATTACAAGAAATATTAGGTTGTAAAGAATTTACAGTACAAATAGAAAGAGATTGTATAGAGGAGAAAGAATAATGAAAATGCAAATAAAAGTAAATTACAATGACGTAAAACTTTTAAGAGAGTTATGTAATGTATCCATGAAGCGTACGACAAAGATAAAAAGTATTACAGATAATATTGTATTCAAGTTTACTGATGAGATAATGACCGTCATGTCAAGTAACAGTTATGTGTTTAACATAATTGAATTTGGAAAACATAATAAACCCGTGTTTACAGTAGATAGTAAAAAAGTAATGATAGAGGATACGTTCGTAGTAATTGTACAAGCACATGACTTGTTACATAAGTGCAGAATGTTTTTAAAGCACAAGAAATCTACGATTAACGATACGCTTATGCTTAATTTGTATGGCGGGACAGATAATAAAGTAACAGACATGAATGAATATAAAACTATGGATAACTTTTACTTTACAATTGATGGTAAGAACGATAACTCATACACCCTTAGCGCAAGAACACAAGACTATGACGTTAAAACATTATCCATGTATGACAAAGTGATTGATGATTTTGCTAGTGAACTAGCTGAACGTTGTAGTATGACGGGTACGGATTTCTTAAACACAACACCTGACATATTTCATATTGACGTTGACATGTTTGCACTATCTAACAAGATAATGAACATGAACACGACTACTAACCTAACAACCAACATGAGATACGTAAAAGATAAGTTTTATTGTTGGAAACAAAGCGCAGATACAGATGACAACACTATAAACAAAGAGAGTATCATCATGTTACGTAAAGGAACTATTGCTAGTGATGATGAGACAAGACTAGAAAAATATATTAAACCAAAATCGAACGTGGTATATATTTAGATCGTTGGAAGGAGAGAGTAATGCTAGATGAGTTAACAGAATGTATGACTTGTGAAGGACATGCAACATACAATGACGAAACAGACATGTATGAATGTAAGAATTGTGATAAAGAGTTAGAGCAAGATGAAGTAGTAGAATTTTGTAAGCCATGTTGTAGTGGACACTAAGACATGGATTTATTAACAGGACTTACTGTATATGTATTCGGTATGGGTACAGGATATTTATTTAATGAGAGCAGACACAACAGTATAAAAGAATATAAGTACAGTACTTTACAACTAGAAATAAAACATCTACAATCACAATTAGATATAGTCGAGGATATAAACTATAACTTACGAAGGGAAAGAGACAATGAAAAATAGATTACTACAATACATACACAACTTTACGTTAAGAGCAATGGCGTTCTTAATGGAGAATGACTATCCAATTAGATACGATAGTGATATTGTATGTCAAGATAGCGAAGGTATATTTGATGAATGTTATTGCCCAATGCACAAAAATACTATGGAGATATTCTAATGAGCAATGAATTTAAAATGGTGTTAATTGAAAGTCTATCGACTATCTTAATATGCAAAGTATGTAATCAAGAACACGAGAAATTCGGTATGGTTGACGGTGTATGTAGAGGGTGTGTTCGTGTAAAAACTATAAAGGAGAATATACAATGAAGTCTATATCAAGAACAGTAGATGAGTTAGTGAGTGGCGAAACAAGTACTCATGATGAGACTGTATACATACAGATGACATGTAGTGAGTGGGAGAAAAAGTATAAGCCGAGCATAATGCTAGATACACATGATGACTTTAAAGAAGTTATGAATGCTAACCCGTTAAACGTATGGACAGAGATACATGCAAGCGGAAGTTTTGACGGTATCGAGAGCGGGTTACTTTATTGTGATAGATTAGGGTACTACATTACAGAAATAGCACGTAATAAGAATGAAGTTATAACTATTGATTACCATGCAGAATGTGATGATGAGTATGAGTACCCCGACTGTTGTGAAAAAGATTGCAATATATGTGAGGATAGATTTGATGATGATTTTGTTACTAAAGTCAAAGACGTGTTTGTATGTAACAATTGCAAAGTCGAACTCAATCGTAAAAGTTAAGAATTTAGATCGTTGGAAAAGAGGAATAATATGAATATAATTTTAATAATTAGCGGGTTAAGTTTATTTATTTTGGTGTTAGGGTTTTTATATTACGGTGTAAAAAATATTATTGAATAACTTGTATTTTATTTTATTGCTAGTAAGTTTATAGAAGGAAGGACAACAACATGAAAACAAAACTAACTAAAAAACAGATAGAAATAGAAATAGCTAAGGTTAATTTATTCAACTCTATTTATGGAGAAAAATTAGAGACCAAAATATTTGATAATAAGAAAAATGACTGGGTTTTTAATGGTGTAACACTAGCCGAGCATATAGAAAAAGAAAATTTATACGAGCATATAGAAACAAATAAGCCGACTATTTACGCTATCATTAGACGCGTAAGCCCTAACGGTATGAACAGACAAATTAGTTTTTTTGCTATTAGCACTAAATCTTATTGGAAACAATTAGGCGGGACGGTTAGAGAATATATAAAAGATACAAGATTAGTAGATATTACTTATAATTTTAGTTTAGTGTTAGATGAAAAAGAGCCATTCACAAACAGTAATTATTATCACGTTATAAAGGTTAGTGGCGCAGGTATGGATATGGTCTTTCATTCTGTATATACGTTATCAAGTATTTTATTTAGAGGCGTTGACGGTTTAGAGGACATAGACCGCAGAGGATATTTATTACAACATCAAGCAATATGATTTTAACTATGTTATCAATGCCCTTGTTTACGTACTAATAAACAACAACATAGTTAAACAGATAGCCCGCTTAGTTCCGCCCGAATGTAAGCGGGTTTTTCTGTATCTAAAATCGGTACTTGTAAAATGTTTAGATCGTTGGTAAAGTAATATTATGTTATTAATTAGGAAGGAACAAACAATATGAAAAGATATGATTATACCTTTACGACTAAAGAAGGTACAAAAACAATTCGGGTAACTAAAGGACTAAAGGGCGCTATAAAGGAATTTAATGCACCATTTTCTAAAGTTACTTACATTAACAAGAATGGAAACATTCAAACAGTAACGCCGATAATATGATTAATGAAATTGTAACAATGTTCGATATATTTTTTATGCAGGTTATAGCGTTTATTTATGTTCTACTAGCATGGGATATATCGGGACAGTTGGCGGATAAATACGCGTTACGGAAGTATCAAACACAACAAGCAGACAAAAGGACTGTAAGCTAGTTTTTTGTTTTTCATAGGATTTCTAACTAGCAAGCAGAGAGAGAGCGGGACAAGTATCCCGCTTTTTCTTTAGGTACTTGCATAATCTTATTAACGGTTTTATACTGTATTTTATTAGTACAAAAAAATGAGAGGAATATTATGCCGATTAAAATGTTATTAGCGTTAAGTTATTTCTATCCTAATGGATTAGAGACTAGCGCAGAGAAGTTAATTGACTACTTAAAAGACCATAGAAAAAAACTAAATAAATACTATAAGCAGTCTAAAAAAGAATTAGAGCAGCAATCCCCCGCGGGTGTTAACCGCATGCTTACCGAGGATAGCTTATATTCTTTTTATGATTTAGCTATGGTACGGGTTAACATTGGCGAGCTTGAATTAAGTATTAACAAACAATCTAAAAAGATTATTGAGTTATTTATCGAGTTAGAAGATGACGTAGAGAGATTAGAGCAATTACAGACACATGCTTTATTTAAAGACATTAGAAAACATAGAAGTATGTTAAGCGAAAAGGCGCGAGTTAAAAAACTAACAGATCCACAGGAATTAACTAGCGAATAACTTACAAGCACACACAGAGAGAGAGCGCCAACCCTAAGGCGCTTTTTCTTTTATCTTTTTTAAGGTACGGGTATAGCAGTTTAAAAAAATAGTATCCGTTCTAGTTGGCGAGCGTATAGCAAGGCAGTTACGCGCATATCGTGTACGGAACGAGGCAGGACGACACAAACAACCGACAGACTAATACAGATTGATATATATAACCCCCATACTTAAACCTCGGGCGTGCGGAAATATATATGAATACGTCAATGTTTATGTGGTAATTTGTGGAGGTGGTAGGAGTTGCACCTACGTTAAGTTAGTAGCTTTGGAACAAACGATCTATCTTATTTCTAGAACACCCCCAGTAGACAGTATACTATATGTTGGTGTACTATATGCAGTATATAACAACTTATTACTGTGTAGCAGTAAAGTTTGTTATATTGGCTCGGGCAGTCGTTGTAGGTGTAGCTAACCCTGTGTCACTCCCAACCCAACGCAGTTTATTAAGTCTAGTAACGATATGTAGTGTGTTTCTCTCTCTGTAATAAATAATATGTGAGGAATGTGGCTCAACCCACGACTGGTGCGGTCCTGCTAGCCCAACACTTTAAAACATGATCTTTATCTTACGGTACTTGTAAAGGCAGGAATACCATAATGTTTGTTCCGATTAGTATATCTATGCTACACTATACCATAACAGTATGTCAAGTAAACAAAAAAACACCATTTGCACAGCTTCAGATTGTGTAGTCCCATTACCAGAAGGTCGTCAGAAGTACTGTAGTGATACTTGTGCTAATAGGACTAAAAAAAGGGCATATAGGGCAAAGAAAAGTGCAAGTGACATGCAGGTCATCAAAGAGGTAAACCCCAACGTACAAAAACGACGTGGGGATTATTACGCTATTATGAAACAAAAAAATTTTTTTCACGACATATTGAGTGGTGCTAAGACTAAAAAAGAGGTTGCCGATATATTAAGCTGTTCAGCAGCTAGTGTTTCTAGGGCAATGGCAGCATTCCTGGAGGATACTGCAAAGAAAGCAGAACACGAGAAGCGAGAGCAAGCGGTTGTGGGGGAAATTCAAGAAGCGGACGTAGACGACTTTGTACGCTTTAGAGATGAATACTTCTTAACAGAACAGAATAAAAATTATGAGACACCAGACTTTCAAAAAAGGTGGATTGGTGCTATCTTAGATAGTATACAACACGGTAAACGGTTGATGATATTGTCGCCACCTAGACATGGGAAGACCGATCTGTTAACACACTTTTGTGTGTACATGATTGCTAAAAATCCCAACATACGTATCATGTGGTGCGGTGGTAACGAGGATATTGCAAAGAATAGTGTTGGTGCGGTATTAGACCATTTGGAGAACAATGAAGGACTTATCCAAGATTACGGAGACTGGGACGGATTTAGACCTGCTAATAGAAGCGGAAAAAGTTGGTCGTCCAGTCAATTTACTGTTGCAACTAGAACAGTCTCTGGTATTAAGTCGCCAACTCTTGTCGCAATTGGAAAGGGAGGTAAAATCCTTTCCCGAGACGCAGACCTTATTATCGCAGACGACATCGAAGATCATGGAAGTACTGTGCAACCAAGTGCTAGAGAAAACACCAGGAACTGGTGGACAACAACGCTACAGTCACGTAAAGAGGAACACACAGGAATGGTTGTCATCGGATCAAGACAACACCCAGACGATCTTTACCATCATCTCTTAGAGAACCAAGCATGGGAAAGCATTGTAGACCGTGCGCATGATTTAGAAATACCACTAGAAGATGAAACTTTAGATCATACACCACACATGTTATGGGCAGAAAAACGTACACATAAGTGGTTAATAGAACAGTTAGCTTCAGCAGAGACAACAGGTGGTAGAAATATATTTGAAATGGTCTATCTAAATAAAGCTATACCTGACGGCATGAGTTTATTTACCGCAGAGAGTGTAGACGCGTGTTTAGATACATCAAGAAAATTAGGAGATATACCTCCGCATACTGCATTGATTGCAGGGTTAGATCCCGCAAGTACGGGGTATCAAGCAGCGGTGCTTTGGGCGTATAATGCAAAAACGCAACAAGTATGGCTAGTTGATGTCAAGAATGACCAGGGTGGTGGTATACAAAAAGCACATAACTTAATGAAAGAATGGTATGAGAAATACTGGTTAAGTCATTGGGTAATAGAGGAGAATGGTTTTCAACGTGCTATTGGACAAGATAGAGAAATTAGAAACTGGGCAGCAGCACACGGTGTACGACTAGAAGGACATCAGACATATAAAAATAAATGGGATCCGACCTTTGGTGTGACCAGTATGGTTGGTATGTATGAACAACAGAAGATGAACTTACCATGGGCAGACGCACAAACAAAACGTAAAGTAAATATCCTTAGACAACAGTTACTCTACTTTTCACAAGCAGGTGCTTCTAATTCACGTAATGTTAAAACTAAAACTGACTTAGTTATGGCAAGTTGGTTTCCAATGAAACGTATACGCACAAACGTAAAAATCATGTTATCAGAAGTAGAGAGTGACTATACTCCATCTTATAGCTATTACAAGCAAAGCGAACACAATGAGGTTTTTTGGTAAATGTTAACACCTGACGAACTACTTATTAAGACGGACGACTTAAAAGGCATGCACGAGCATAGTGGACACTATGAGTATCGTGATAGAGTGCGTTCTATAATGAATGGTGGCAGCAATGGTATCGCAGCATTACTAGGTAATGACGCTAAAAACTATGACACCGACTTACCGATCCCTAACCTTATCAATTCAGGTTTAGAACACCTTGCACAGAAACTAGGGCGTATGCCTGACATTAAAGTTGATAGTTATGCAGATAGCGAACGAGCAAAAGGTAAAGCAGAAAAACTAGAACGTATTGTTTCTAGCTTAGACGGTAACTCTAAGATGGATATGCAAATGCCACAAGCTGCACGTTGGCTACCTGGTTATGGTTTTTGTGTATGGATAATAAGACAGAAGATGTCGCCAGACGGTATCATGTATCCTCATGCAGAACTTAGAGATCCTTATGATTGTTACCCAGGATATTATGGTCCAGACCAAGATCCTAAAGAGCTAGCACTTATACGACTTGTACCTAATGCAGTTATTAAACAAATGTATCCACAAGCACAAGTAATGGTTGATGAAAGTAGTCAGTTCCCATCAGGTTATAGCAAGTTTAAATACCATGACGGTTTCCAAAGAAGTTGGGATAACCAACTAGCTGACGGTGTTGAATTAGTTGAGTACTATAACGAAGAAGGTACTTACGTATTCTTACCAGATACAAAACAGATTTTAGATTATACACCTAACCCACTCAAATCAGGTCCAAGGTTTGTTATCTCTAAGAGATTTAGCTTTGACAGATTGACTGGTCAGTATGATCACGTATTAGGTTTGATGGCAGCAATGGCAAAGATTAACGTCTTATCTATTATTGCTATGGAAGATAGTGTATTCACAGAAACCAATATTATTGGAGAACTAGAGAGCGGTAACTATAAGCGTGGTAGATTATCAGTCAACTACCTAAGCCCAGGTTCACAAGTATCTAAACCACCTAATAATATTCCGTATCAGTTGTTTACACAGATTGACAGGATAGAGAGACAACTACGTGTTGGTTCTAGCTATCCAGTAAGCGATGACGCTATATCCCCTAACTCGTTTGTAACAGGTAGAGGGTTGCAAGAACTATTATCGTCCGTTGATCTAAACGTCAAGGAATATCAGTTAGCACTTAAAACAGCAATGGAAGAACTAGATTACAAACGTTTAGAGATGGACGAAGCGCTTAATGGTCAAACTAAAAAACCTATGGCAGGTTACTTAAAAGGTACAGCGTATGCTGAACAATACACACCTGCAGCAGATATTAAAGGTATGTACAAGACAAGACGTATCTACGGTGTCATGGCAGGATTTGATGAACCTACTAAAATTGTTTCTGGACTTCAGTTACTACAAGCAGGTATCATAGATAAAGAAACTTTACAGGAAAACATGGACGGTTTAGATAACGTACAAAAGATTAACGATAGAATACTTAAAGACGAAGCAGAACGTACATTGTTTGAGACATTAAAAATACAAGCAAGTCAAGGAGATGAAAAAGCAACTATGGCATTAGTTCAAATTTACAAGAACCCAAATAGTATGCAAAAAATCTTAGATAAGTTTTACACAGCAGAAGAACCAGAAATACCAGAACCAGAAGCAGCATTGTTAGGTCAAGGTGTGGGAGGTGGAGAAGTACCAGTTCCACAAGGACCTGCACCAGACATTAGATCATTATTACTAGGAGGTGGACAATAATGCCTGAACCAAAAGATAATACAAACATGCAGTTTGCAGATATTTGCGAAACATCATTATTTGATATTTGGCAAAGAACTACAGAATACTTAGACGACTATGAAGCGTTTTTATTAGAGAATGACGAACAGGAAACAACCATATCTCCATTTCCACAAGGCATGGTCGTGCAATACATACCTAACGGTATAATTATTATGTTTGGACCACAAGAAAATTTAGGAGAAGAATATGGCTATTGATAGCAGCAGACAAAACGGAAGACGTGGCGGTGTTAAAAGACCTGCTGCAGTAAGTGGTCCTGGTAGATTATCCAGAAGAACTGATAGTGTTGCAGCTAGTATTGATGATGTTCGTGCAATGGTATCTGAAAGTGCAGGAGAAGAAAAAGCACTTGTAGAACAAGTTAGAGAAGGTAATATAAATGCACCACAAGAAGAAACAGTTGTACCTGCAGGACAAGGACAAATAGTTGCAGAAGAACCTGGAGTTATAACACCTGTACCTGGTGGTATAGGAGAAATATTTGGACAAGGAGATGGTACTCCTATTAATACTTTTTCAAGTATGCAACAAAGAGAGAGTACTTTATTAGAACCTGATGACTTAATGTTAATTAGAGCCATGGTAGAAATAAACCCTACACCCGAACTTATAAATTTATTACAAACAAGCGAACAAAAGATAAATAGAACACCAACACAATTAGGTTAATCTATGGGTGTATTTCATAATGACAACCCTAAAACTGAACAAGACTTGTACAAAGAATTACAGGGTAGAAAAACACAATGGAACAGAGCTAGAGCTAGCGTAACAAAAGAAGACGCAGTACGAGCTTCTACTATTGCACAACTATATCCTAACTTTTCTCCTGATGTTATTACATCATTGACTATGTTAAAAGTTAAACCAGAAGCAGAAGTTTTACGTACGTTATCAGAACGTGTTTTAGAAAATAATAAGAAAACTTTAGTTGATAAAGTATTTGATCCACTTAAAGGTGCGGTACGTTTTGGTTTATTAGGACTAGAAGACTTATACAGAACAGCAGTAGATAGACCTATTAACTCTATGATTGCTGCAACTATTGGAGATAATGCAGAAGACTTAACCTTTAGGGACGCGTATGCACAATCAGGTAAATCAACAGTTAAACAAGTATTTAGTAATTTAGCACAAGGTAAAGAAATAAATTTAGGAGAAGGATTACTACCGAATTCAGAAGTATTCGATCCAGAAAATCCTAATAGTAAATATTACGATGAATATAAATATTTAGTACAGTCTGGGTTTGATAACACACGTGCGCAAAACATTATACAAAATCAACTAGGTGCAGCTATAACAGATATAGATAGTCGTATGCAGGAGGAGAGCGGACAGTTTAATATATCTACACAACTAGGAACTGGAGAAACTGTTAAAACACCTATTTCATTAGGAAGAACTGTAGCGTTAGGTGTTACAGAACCAGGCACTAAAGGGTTTAATGTTGTATCTGGAATACTGGACGCAGGCAAGGCATTGTTTCTTGATCCATCTAACTATTTAACTTTAGGTATAGGTGCAGCAAGAAAAAGTGCTAAAACGTTAAGAGCAAGTGATCAAACAATATCAATGCTTAAAAAAGTAGATACAAAGTTTACACCTGCAGAACTAAAACAATTAGGTATTGTAGAACGAGGTTTTGGGCTACCGTTTATTTCATCTAAATCTGTTACTGACTATTTACAAAAAGATCCAGGTGGTATGAAACTTGTTAAGTACATGTCAAACATTACATCAGATAGTAAGTTTATGGACATAACAGGTATTGAAGATCCAGAAATTGTTAATAGATTTATGAAGATTACACAAGACTTTACTAAATCATCAGCTGATAAACAGATAGAGATGGCACAACTTATAGATCAATCTATTGGTTTCAAGGATTTACCATTTGGTACAACTAAACCTACAGTAGGTGCAGTTGGTAGATTTTTAGGTGGTGCAGCAGAAAGTATTAGTAAGACTGTACCAGAAGGTACTGGTCAATTATTCGGTGCTAAAAAAGTTGTAAAGCTAGGACTTATGGATAGCAATAGTAGAGCTGCACGTATATTTTCTACTTACACTAAAGACTTACCACTTAGGTATTTAGATAGTGAGAACATAGAAAAAAGTTATGGAGAAATTAAAAGATGGTTGGATCAAACAGACTTAAACAGAAATAGTAAAGACAAGATACTACGACAAGCGTCAGTTTTACAATCAGGAGATCAGGCAGGATTATTTCAAGTTGCTACTTCAATGCTTAAAGAAGTTGGAGATGACTTAGTAGATAACTTTCAAGTAAGTAAACAAGACGCTGACAACTTTACACGTATATTTGCAGAGACACAAGATGACATGCGTAAGTATTTTATAGACGCTTACACAGGTAAGAACGTAAATCACGCAGGTATGAAAATGTCGCCAATAACTATAAGAGGTAAGATGAGAGCAGTACCTGACGCACATCTAACTACAGAATTTATTAATAGAACTATTCCTATGCCAGACGCAGGACAATTAGCTAAAGCTATGAACTCTATGTCTATATTAAGAAGCAAAATGGGTGGTACTAAAGGTATGGACGACTTCCTTAAAAAGTATCCTAAAGCAATGCAAAAAGGAATTATGGGTAAAAGTACTGATTGGTACTACACAGAGTTCTGGAAACCATTAGTTCTTCTACGAGGTGCATGGTTACTACGTGTTGTAGGAGAAGAACAATTACGTATGTTTACTAAAGGATACGACACAATCTTTTCACGACCTGCAAGTATTTTATCTTTATCATTGCTTAAAAAAGCAGACGCTAAACAAGCAAAGAAATGGACACAAAAAGATGTAGAGTTTAAAGATTTATTTGGAGATCCTCTTGCAGAAAGTTTGGAATGGAAACAAGGATCATCACGTATGCGTGGTGCTAACAATAATGACGAAGCATT